GACCTTTAGGTTGTTTACTTCCTTTCCGTTTTTTCTTGGTACCAAACCAGACTGCTAAGTCTTCCTTCAGAATATCCTCTTTGAAAATTTTTTTTCTCATCGCATCTACTTTTTTTACATTTTTTTTAGTTTGATTTTCATCCTTGGCAATTTGTTCTTTGGTTTTTTTTATTTCACCATCGTATGAATCAAACGCAGTTCCGTTATTAACATAACCCGAAACTTTTTCGGTGTATGGTTTTAGTTGCTCATCCTTCCAAATTCGTGGGGTAATATTCAATTTACCTTTGAATGCACCATCACTTGAGGAAGTGGTACTCTCGTTGATTTTTTTATTCATTCTCTTATTATTTAATAAATATTTTGAAGATATGCAATCACAACAATCAATTCCACTTTTCGATAGAATAGATATTCTAAATTCTGAAGATTTTGAAAATTTTGTTGATAATCTCAATGAGGAACAATCAATTTATATTATAAAAATTGCCTTGGAAAAGGCGTATACAAATGGAATTTACTCTTTGAGTGAATCTGAATTACTTTCTAAGTCTTTAAGACTATTTTCGAAAACAAAAAAAATGGAGGAAAAGAAAACAAAATAAAAAAGGGGACCGAAGTCCCCTTTCTTTTTGGTAATTGAGATATTATCTCAATTCTCTCAAGTCGAATGTTCTTACACCATCAACTGTGATACGTCCGTAGAAACGGTTGTTCACCACCTTCTTAGCGTATCTAGTCATGATACCCTTGATTGGTGTGAAGTTGAATGGGTTGTACATTGTTGGAGTGAGTTGTAAAGGTACATACGGTGCGTAGATGTAACCTGTGTCAAGTAACGAAGTACCCTTGTGTCCTAACAAAACTTGGTTTGCTGGGAAGTATGGGTCACGGTAAACTTGGTATCTACCTGCCAATGTTCCAACTCTCTCAATACCCATGTTGTATTGGTCTTGCTCAGGAGCTGCGTTTGATACGTGGAAGTACTCCAAGTCATCAAAGATTGCAGATACCTCAGAAGATACAACAATCCAGTTTGCACCACCTCTCAAAGTAGATTTGTGGATTTGTGCTGAGATTTGGTTGATTGCTGTGATAAGAGTTTGGTTCCAGTCCTTCTGAGTGTAAGGAGTAGTACCAGAAGAGAATCTCTTCCATCCGTTGTAATCCCAACGAAGGTTCCAAGATGCTGCTTTTCTCAAATCTCTCAAGATTTCACGGTCGATTTCCGCAGCTACTTGTTCTGACAATAAAGCTGTCAATTCAGCTTCAGCGTCGATGTTGTGGAACGCAGCTACGTCCTGAGCCATTTCAGGTGACCATTGAGCTCTAAGTTTTCTTTCAGTAACCGAAACAGTCACAGACTGAAGGTCAAAAGAAACTTCACCAATTTTATCTTCGAATTCAAGATTTTTATAGATTCTGTAAGTTGCTACGAACGCGTTGTTGTTAGCGGTTGAAGAAGAGAATGTAGAACCCGTGTAACCGTCAAGTGATGAATCTCCACAAGAAATACATACAGGAACTTGAAGGTCTACTTCAAGATAAATTCTACCATTAGCATCACAAACATTGTAGTAAGTACCACCGTCAGTCAAACTATTTGGGAATGCTAAAGGTACATTCTCACCATACTCAACAATACCCTTACCGTATCTTTGTGTTACAACTCTAAACAAGTAGTTGTTACCTGTATTACCTGAAGTGTAATTGTTACCAACAACGCCACGAATTTGAAGGTCTGTTAAGAATTCTTCAGTATCGATTGGTTGACCGTTTGGTCCAATCAATTGACCAGCTCCCGCATTTGCAAAACCTGACAATTGAATCAATACTTTTCTATAGTTGTCTGTTTGGTATCCTGTGACAATCAACTCTGAACCGAACCAAGCAACAGTTGCAACACCCCCTGTAGTACCAGGAGTAACACCAGGTGTAATAGCTGAGAATGAACCTTTAGAGTAGTCGTAAAGACCTGGTGGGTCCAAAGCGGGTTCGTTACCTTCGTAGAATCTATCGTAAAGGTCTTTTTGAGTGTTATAGTCGTATCCACTAGTTGGAGTTTGGTCAGTTTCAGCATTAGGTGCTCCGAATGGTGCCCAATGTTGGTCCAAATTGTCTCCACGATATGATTGAATGTTTGGTACAAAGTAGAACAACTTACCGATAGGAAGATTCATCGCTTGTACAGAAACGATGTCGTTAGCCAAAAGCTTAGAGAATACTCTTCTTACAATTGGAAATACAACAGTTTCGAATGAACCTGTATCTGCAGTTGATGCAGCTTCGTTGATGAGATATGACGCTTGGTTTTCGTACAACTGAGCGATGTTCTCTTTAAGGTGTCCATTAAGTCCCTCAAGGAAACCTAACTTGTCCCATTTGTTGATTGTATCTTCTTTGATAACTTTAAGGTGCTTAAGACCGATGTTACCAACAAGACCACTTTCTAATAATGCTCCCATTTTTAATTTTTGTTTAAGGAATTTTATTTATTTTTTTTTACATCTTAGACATCAAATCCTTGATTCTCATGAATTGAGGATTCTCATAAGTCTTAGATTCTATCAAAGTTGCAGATGAACCAGAAGTTTTATTCGTGTTCAATTGTCTTTCAACACTTTCAGAAATATTTTTAGTTTCTACAGTTGAAAGTTCATCTTTGACAGTTTTATAGAGTTGTTTTGATTCTTTCAAACTTTCTACAGAATCAAATCTTCTCAATATATTGATTTTTTCTTTCTTGGTAGTGGAGTGTTCAGTGAACAATCTTGTTGCATATGCAAGATTCGAGTTGAAAACAGCAACTTCGTTGAGTTTCTCTCTAAAAACGTTAAGTGCTTTTCTGTACTCTTCGTTCTTTTCTCTTAACATTTTTAATTCTGCATCGATTGATTCTACTTTTACACCATTATTACCATAAACATAATTTCTATTGTTTGTGATACCTTTTCTCAATCCTCTACCTTCTTTCGAACCCATACCATAAGTTCTAGCAGCTTCTTTCGTTTCTTCTTTGGTTTCGTAGTCTTTCTTGCCAGGATGTGTCTTAGACTTATCACCTTTGTTACCACCGAATTTTCCTTCGTAGTCTTTGTAGTGTCCGTCTTTGTCACCAGCTTTCTTCTCAACACCTTTTACATCCTTACGTTTGTACTCGTGTTTGTTAGAGCCGTAGTTTTTATCCTTGCCTTCTTCCATTTCACCTTCCTTGAACTCGAACTTAGCTTTACCAGTTCCCATAGCTTTAGGTCCAGCCTTTTTATGGTCATCAAACCCTTTCTTAGGTAAAGTACTATCGTACTTAAACTTAGGGTGACCCATTCCAACGCCTTTTGGTTTTACAGTCATTTTAGCTTCGGTGAGGTCATAATCTTCAGAATCAGAACCTTCTTCAAGTTCTTCTTCCATATCTTCCTCGTCCATTTCTATCTCATACATAACTTCTTCTTCCATGTCATTGTCGTCTTCCTCTTCTGACATTGAATCTCTTTTGTAGAGTGAATCTAAAACAGCATTAAGGTCAGCATCTTCCTGAACGTCAAGTTCCGCAAAATCCATTTCCTCATACATTTCTTCTTCCATCTCTTCATCCATTTCTTCCATCATATCCTCTTCTTCATCCATTTCAGATTCATCAAGTTTTACGATGTATTCAACGTCTTCGTTTTCGTCGGTGATGTGAACTTCGTTATCATCTTTTACCACAATGATACCATCTTCAGGTCCCATCGCTTTGAAAGCTTTAACAACTTCTTCATCAGACATGTCAGTCATGTCGACAGTCTCTTCGGAGTCATCGAAATCCATTTCCAATTCGTCCTCCATATTATCCATGTCATCTTCCATGTCCATATCGGGCATTTTCAACTCCATATCCATTTCAACCTCATCCTCTTCTTGTTCAGAAAGAGATTCCTTTACTAATTGACTGATTTCTTCCTTCATAGTAGAAGCAAGTATTCCTTTTGCGTTTTCGGCAATTACCTCCTCAACATTTTTCATTTGAATGAGTGCCTCTTCAACTAAATTTTTAGTTTCTTGCATGTAAATTGTGTTTAATTTACCTTATAAATAGTTTCTTAAAATAAAAAATCCCGTTTCTAACCCCCCATTTCAAAAAAAGATTAGATACGGGATAAAAAAAAGGTGGGAAAACCCACCTTAAAATTAATCGATTACTTCATCGATTTTGCTTTCTACAACTGAGACTATTCTCCAATCGTGTTGAAACCCTGTGTATTTCTTGGTTACTTTCGCCTCAACGTCTGTGACTGAGAAACCGTTTACAAGTTTTTCTTCTCTGATTTTCTTGACTCTGCCTGTGTTTTCATCGGGAAGGTCATATACAATCTTAGCTACAAAGAATTTTTCATCCATAATAAATTAAATTAAAAATTAACGACTTAAATAATCGGTTAATTTTTT